AAACGCTCCTTTCAACTTTCGGACCTTCCGGTCTGTGTGAATGGAGACGATGTCCTTTTCTGGGCTCGAGACAGGGAACACTACGAGATTTGGAAACAGATCACGGGTGAGTGCGGACTCAAGTTCTCATTGGGTAAAAATTACACCTCAAGAGACGCATGTATCATTAACTCTGAACTTTATCTGTATCAGAGGGAAGAATCATGCCAATACCATCGTCCTGCACCCCTTTTCCGTTTGGAAAAGGCCCTCAACTCGAGATTGCTTTGTGGTGGAAGCCGCTCTTCAGCGGCCTCTGGGTTTGACCCATTAAAGCTCTCAGATTCAGATCTCAAGATCTACGTCACCGCCGTCCACGGGGCTTCCGCTTTCCGGAAGCTTACCAAGAGTCACCTCCGCCCCTTCCAAGGGAAGGAGCCTCAACCCGAGAAAGTCCTTATGATGCTTCGCAAGAAGTATCGTAATGGGTCATTCTCTGAGGATTACGCGAAGTGGTATAACACCATCCCTTCACGGACTCAAGGTCTCCTTGAACAACTAGACGGTGAGATTGAACGAGATTCCGTTGTTCGACCAGCGATGAGAGAAATGGCTATCAAGGTCTTTAATGACCTTCAAGTCGCACGTCTGTATCGGTTCGGAAGAGCCGATGGAAGGGTTATTAAGAACAGCCCTTCTTGGTATAGACCACAGACCTGTGGGGGCCTAGGATTGATGCCCCCACGCCACTACAACTTCCCGATTGAGGACCACTTGGAAATGCTTGCCCTTAAGGCAGTTCCCACGGATGCTCACAAATGGGTTCAGGACATGACCCCATCGATGGCTTCCGTCTCCTTCATGGAGAGTGTCCAAGCAGAAATCCGAGAGATCCAAGATACTCTCGAGATCGAAAGAGTTCTGCTTCCGGTCGCAGACATCGAGAGTCTGCGGTTCCACGGGGAGGACGACCAATTTTGGAACAAAGAATTCCTTGTTGGGTTCGTCGATCAGATCAATGTAGTGGTCGATGAATTTTCCAGGCAGCAAAAGGAGCAGAAACTTAACAAGATCTTCTCCTCTCGCAACTGGTCATCGAAGCGACTTACCGGAGAGAAGGCCCGTCAAGCAGGCCGTCTACTTAAATCCGGTGTTCTGAGTGAACAAGATCGAACACTCGATAGCCGAGGTAGATTGAGATGGATGGGTGAGATTAAAGGAGACCAGGATTCACTTTCCCTTACAGGAGAGTGGCTTGTTTCCTCCCGTCGTCCTTTACCGAACTTCCACTGAGACATAGAACCCTAAGGTACTATAGGTCCACAATGAG